CGTGAAGAAACTGCGCGCCTTGCAGCTAGAAAGCGCGCGAGAAGATCGGGCGGTATGCGGCTGTTAATGTCGCCTAATCGCGCGCCAGGCAGTACGGCGTCTGGAACAAGAACAACATTAGGACCTGGAGGTTAATATGACAAAAATTAAATCAGATGATCGCGTATATCGCAAAAATGTTGTGGTTGAAGAGCCTGTAGTTGTTGTTAAAGAGGTTAAGAAGCCCGCTAAAAAAGCAGCAAAGAAGCGTAAAACGACCAAAAAAAAAGTCTAAGTAATGGTAGCCAAACGGTATCAAAACCCTAAAGGTGGATTAAATGCTGCGGGGCGTAAGTTTTTCAAGCGCACGACAGGATCCAATCTTAAAGCGCCTGTAAAGTCTGGAGACAATCCAAGGCGCGCATCGTTTCTTGCCAGGATGGCGGGGAATAGTGGGCCAGAAAAAGATTCTAAAGGTAGACCTACTAGATTGTTATTATCTCTTCGTGCCTGGGGAGCATCTTCCAAAGCAGACGCCAGGAAAAAGGCGGCGGCAATAAGTAAAAGAAATGAGAAAAGAAATGCCTAGACTAAGCATTAAAGAGTTAATTGAACGTGAAGCAAAGGCCCAGGCCAGGAAAGACGAATGGCGCTCAATATATGAAGATTGTTATGAGTATGCCCTACCGCAAAGAAATTTATATTCAGGCTATTATGAGGGTGGTGTTGCTGGTAAATCCAAGATGTCAAGAATATTCGATTCCACCGCTATTCATGCGACACAGCGCTTTGCTAATAGATTGCAAGCTGGATTGTTTCCACCATATAAGCAATGGTGTCGCCTGGAGCCAGGATCTAAAATACCGCAAGAAGATCAGGTTCGCGCACAAGAAGTATTAGATAATTACAGTGATAGATTGTTTGAAACGATTAGACAAACTAATTTTGATCTTGCTATGGGTGAATTTTTATTAGATCTGGCTGTTGGTACGGGCGTTATGATGATAACGCCTGGTGACGAAACGACGCCTGTTAGGTTTAATCCTATTCCACAGTATCTAGTTTCTATTGAAGAGGGTGCTAATGGTACGGTTGATAATGTCTATCGCCAGCTAAAGATCAAAGCGGAAGCCGTTATTCGAGAGTTTCCAGATGCTAAAATGACAGTGGAGCTGACAGAAGCGATTGAGCGTAGGCCAGATCAGGAGATCGATCTGCGGGACGCAGTTATATTTGATCAAGACACAGGTAGGTATCACTACCATGTTTTCTGGCCCGCTAAGAAACAAGAATTGCTTTATAAGGAAATGAAGTCGTCACCATTTGTTGTATCACGTTACATGAAGGTAGCGGGTGAAGTTTATGGACGCGGGCCGCTAGTAACAGCGATTGCAGACATAAAAACTTTAAATAAAACATTAGAGCTTGTTTTGAAAAACGCATCGTTGTCGATTGCGGGGGTTTATACCGCTGCGGACGACGGCGTATTAAATCCACAAAATATCAAAATACAGCCTGGTGCGGTAGTTGCTGTGGCAAGAAATGGTGGACCGAATGGTGCGTCTCTTGCTCCATTACCAAGAGCGGGTGATTTTAATACAAGTCAAATTGTCATAAATGATCTTAGAATGAATATTAAAAAGATTATGATGGACGACACGCTACCACCAGATAATATGTCTGCCAGATCTGCTACTGAGATTTCAGAACGTACCAGGGAGCTTGCTACAAATCTTGGTTCAGCATTTGGTCGATTGATTACAGAAACAATGTTGCCGATTATTGCAAGAACATTGTATGTCATGGATCAGCAGGGCTTGATAGATATGCCTCTTAAAGTGAATGGTGCGGAAGTTAAGGTAACGCCTGTTTCGCCTTTGGCACAAGCGCAAAAACTGCAAGAAGTAAATGATGTAATGCAGTATATGCAGATTGCTAATAGTATGGGGCCACAAGGCCAGGTTTCTGTTTCTGTCCCTAAAGTATTAGAGTTTATTGCGCAGCGTTTAGGTATTGATCAGAACATCCTTAACAGCCCCGAAGAGCAAGAACAAATGATGATGCAAATGCAGCAAGCCATGATGGCAGAACAGGCGGGGGCAGAAGCGCCACCTGTTGATGATGGCGGCGCTATGGAAGGTGCTATGGTATGATTGATGATGGATGGGATGGTTTAACCGATGCTCCCAGGATAGAGGTTCAACAAGCGGACGATATTGATATTCTGTATGGGCGAGTTTTTAAATCGGAAGAGGGGCAAAAGGTGCTATCGCACTTGCGCTCAATAACAATAGATAGGCCAACATGGGTTCCTGGTGAGGACCATTCTTATGGTTACGTCAGGACAGGTATGGCTGAGATCGTTCGCATGATAGAAAAAAGAATAGAAAGAACAGATTGATGGAAAACCAGGAAACTATGGAACAGGACAACATCGCAGCCGATGCCCCGCTCTTAAATCCTCAGGAGCAAGTCGAAGCTGCTGAACAAACACAAGAAGATCCGATACCGTTGCATGATGCTGTGCCAGGTGAGGAAAGCCAGGAAACTGCTGCGGAAGAAAACAATGAGCCGTTAGCGCGGCCTGATTATTATCCAGATAAATTTTGGGACGAGGATGGACCAGATGTTGAAAAACTTGCAAAAAGCTATAACGAGCTTCAGAAAAAATTTAGCCAAGGTAAGCATAAAGCTCCAGAAGATGGCTACCAAATGGAGGACCTGGTTAATGCGGGATTGGATCCAGATGATCCAACAGTCGGCATTTATCAAGAGTGGGCGAAAGATAATGGAGTTAGCCAGGCGGCTTTTGAAGATCTTGCGTCGAGAGTCTTAGCCGTAAGCAATGATGTTGCTCAGAAGATGGATCAAGATCGCACAGCGGAAATGTCGAAGCTAGGCGAGCGCGCTCAAGAAAAAATAGAAATGGCTGAACGATTATTGATGAAAGCGCCTTTGAATAATAATGAGCGCGATGCCATTGCGGGCAGTTTAAATAGCGCCGATTCAATAAACGCGTTTTTAAAATATCATCAATCATTAACGAATGATGGCATACCTGTGAAATCAGCTGCATCATCGCCAGATATGACGAGAGAAGATCTGGAAGCAGCGATTGCAGATCCTAGATGGACAACAGACACAGCATTTAGATCACGCGTCGAAAAGCAATGGATGGCAGCACAAGAATAAATATTTGCTAATGTGATATTTATATTATATAATCACATTGTCGGATAACCGCTTGTGCGGCCCGCTATTTGGTGTAAACGCACTTGGTGGCGGGGCCATACCTCGCAAGCGACCGCCTTAACAGGATAACGGATCGCGCTTAACATAACCTTTTTAACCAAAATAGGAGGGTTCTGCTATGGCGCAGAATGTCACTACGGCCTTCGTTACTCTGTTTGAATCAGAAGTAAAACAGGCTTATCAATCTGAATCCATTCTTCGAGGCACTTGTCGCGCGAGAACAGGGGTTCAAGGAAACACTGTAAAGTTTCCAAAAATCGGTAAAGGTGTTGCTACTGTACGCGTTCCGCAAACAGACGTTACACCATTAAATGTCACTTACAGCCAGGTAACTGCGACTATGAGCGATTATATTGCTGCGGAATACAGCGATATCTTCCATCAATCACACATCAATTTTGATGAACGTCGTGAATTAGTGGAAGTCGTTAGTAAGTCAATAGCGCGTCGCATGGATCAGATTATGATCGATGCACTTGATGCTGCTAGTTCACCAAGCACTGTTGCTACATCTGTAGGTGGAGCATCATCTAACATGAACATTGACAAGTTACGCGCAGCTGCAAAAGCTATGAATGAGAAAAACGTCCCGTCTGAGGGCCGCTATCTTCTTATGCACGCTTCACAGCTCGATGCCTTACTAGGTGAAACAGAAACAACATCTGCGGATTTTGCATCTGTTCGTGCCTTGGTTCGTGGCGAAATCAATTCATTTATGGGCTTCAATATCCTTACCATGGGCGACCGCGATGAGGGCGGAGTACCTAAACCATCTACTCGTTCTTGCTTTGCTTATCACAAAGATGCACTAGGCTATGCAGAATCAATGGCGCAAAAATCAGAAATTAACTACGTCCCTGAAAAGACGTCGTTCCTGGTTAGCTCTATGTTCTCTGCTGGCGCTGTTGCCATCGATGATGAGGGTATTGTCAAGATCAGTTGTACAGAAGCATAAGGAGACTGAAATATGGCTTATTCAAGCACAGGTTTAGCAACCGTAAATGCTTCTAAGCGTGGGACTGCACCAAGCATCTACGCTTATAAAACTGCTGATGCAATCGCAACAGTAAATACTGCGGGTTATTTTAATGATCTATCCGATACTTTAGAAGTAGGTGATCTGATTTATTGTGTAACATCCACAGGTACTACTGCTGTATGCACACTAACACAAGTTCTATCTAATAGTTCGGGTGTTGTTGACGTCGCAGACGGCACTACGCTCGCTGCTACAGACACAGACTAATGTGATAGGGGGCGGCTATGTTTCGCACTGACCGTCCCCATTACAGTTTACATGGAGGCTTAAATGGCTGCTGGTGATACGAGTTTATCTATATGTTCTGACGCATTAATAATGTTGGGTGCGCAGCCTTTAACTTCTTTTGCAGACGGATCTGACGCCGCCCAGGCGTGTGACCGTCTCTATCCTGATTTACGGGACACCATTATATCTAAGTACCCTTTTAGTTGGAGCTATCAAAAAGTACAGTTGGCGCGATTGGCGGCAGCGCCGATTAACGAATGGGCCTACGCGTATCAGCTACCAGGCGATATGATTTCTGGTGTTAGGGCTTTATTTAATACTTCTGATACAGGCGCCAGGCCCTTAAGACAGGGATGGGAAATATATGGCGACCAGGTATATACAGATGAAGAAACTGTTTACATTGATTACCAAACCAGCGTGGATGAAACAAAGATGCCCTACTATTTTGTTCATCTTCTACGTCATGCTATGGCGGGCGAGCTTGGTATGGTTATAACAGATCAAATTACTAAGGCAGATTATTTCCGACAATTAGCTTTTGGCACGCCTGGAGAGAACGGGCGCGGGGGTTTATTTCGCGGGGCAATGAATATTGATAGCCGAGGCCAGCTGCCACAGGTTATTGAGGACTATTCGCTTATTGATGTAAGGGGATAACATGACGCGGATTGTACAATTTCAAACTAATTTTTCCGTTGGAGAGTTAGATCCTCTTCTAAAGGCGCGTACAGATCTAGAGCAATATCAAAACGCATTAGAAACCGCAAAGAACGTAACGGTACAGCCACAGGGCGGCGTTAGTAGGCGTGACGGTTTAAAGTTTATTTATGACTTCGGTTCTAGTTTTACGTCTTTTAAGATGATACCGTTTGAGTATAGCGTTGACGACAGCTATATGCTTATTTTTGTCAATCTTCGTATGTATATTTTTAAGAACGGTGTGCTTCAAACTAACATTAATAGCAGCGGAAATGACTACGCTACAACAACAATAACTGCGGCAATGCTAGATGAATTGAATTATACTCAAGCCGTTGACACATTGATTGTGTGCCAGGAGGATCTAGCGCCGCAAAGAATACTACGAAACAGTGATACATCCTGGACCGTCGAAACATTACCTATTGATTATACGCCGCAATTCGCTTTTGATTTTTTTACACTACCAGTTACTTGTGGCATTACACCAAGCGACACAGGCGGTAATATAGAGATAACAGCGACAACATTTACACATGAAACAGGAACAGCACAAGGCGGCAGCACAAACACATTTATACATAAGAATGGTGGGTCATACACTTACGACGACCAGCCAAAAGGCCTGTGGGTTACGATTCTTGCTGGGACAGGAATTGGACAATCGCGTATTATAACGGGCTATGTCAATTCAACAAAAACATCAACCGTCTATCCAGATTGGGACACAGCTCCAGACGCAACATCACAGTATAAAGTTTATCCATTTGCTGCTGATTTAGTCGGGAATTATTATACTGTACTAAATGGTTTTGGTCGCGCAAAAGTTACTGAGTTTGTAAGTGATAGTGTTGTTAAGGCTGCTGTGGACGTTCCGTTTTTTGACACAGACGAAATAACAGCAGCGCAGTTTGAAGTTGAGCTTGGGTGGGAGGACACCTGGTCTAGTTCTGTTGGATGGCCTCGCAGCGTAGCGTTTCACGAAGGACGCCTGTATTTTGGGGGGAGTAAATCTAGACCAAATACAGTATGGGGTTCCAGGGTATCAAATTTTTATAACTTTAATCCTGG